TTATTTAATCGCCTCTAGTACCTTTGCTGCAATTACTTCTGGACTCAACTGATAACGATCCACTAATTCCTCCATCGCTACATTATCTGTAAACTCCTTTAAGGCGCCAAAATTTAAAACCTTCATGGAAGAATCACCATAATAAGCGGCTACTTTTTCTCCAAAACCACCGGTTAAACTGCCATCTTCTAAAGTGATAACAATTGAATGATTTGCTTTTAGCTGCGCCAAACAATCCTGGTCCAGCTCTGTAATCGTCAGCGGATTGATCAAAGTAGGGGAGACTCCCAGGAGCTTTTCTAGTTGTTGGCGTACCGACTCGCCTAAGGAAATGAAATTCCCTAAGGCCAGAATGGCAGCTGCCTGTCCTTGATGACGGACTTCATAGTGAGGCTGCGAATAATCCTGATAGGCTGCTGGTCGAGAAACGACTGGCCCAGCCGGTAAGCGAATAGCTACGGGTCCTTCTGTTTGAAGCAAAGCCCAATCGAGCATCGACAACACTTCTTCTTTACTGCTTGGTGCCAAGTATTTAAGATTAGGTATGCTGTTAATCATGGGAATATCAAAAATACCTTGATGAGTAATGTCACTTTCTGTTAGGTGTCCGTTTCCTACAATAATTACTGCTGGCAGCTGGTTAATCGCTAAGTCATGGGACAGCTGATCGTAAGCCCGCGGCAGGAAATAACTAGAATGGAACAATACGGGTCGAATACCATTTTTCGCTAATCCAGCTGCAAAACTAATTGAATGCCCTTCTGCAATCCCCACATCAAAATAATGCGTTGGCTGTTGTGCTTTAAGAGGTGCCAGATCAAACATCCCTGGAATTGCTGCATTAATTGCGACTAAATCCTTAGTTCCGCTGGCTATTTTTTTCAATAGTTCTTCAACGATTAGTCCACTATAGGTTGGCTGACTGTTAGGAGACAGACTTTCGCCGGTTGTTAAATCGAAGGGAGGACGCCAGTGGAACAGGCCTTTCTCTTCAACAGCTGGTGAATAACCATGTCCTTTTTCTGTATGAACGTGCAGTACAATCGGGTGGTCAATATCTTTAACGGCTTCAAAGGCTTTGATCATCGCAGCTACATTATTACCTTGTTCTACATATTGGTAATCAAAGCCCATACTTTTAAATAAATTATTGGGAGATTTGCCATTGGTTTTCCGCAGCTCAGTTAAATTACAGTACAGTCCGCCGAAATTCTCATCAATCGACATTTCATTATCATTTAACACAACAATGAGGTTAGAGTTCAATTCTGCTCCGTTGTTGAGTCCTTCAAAGGCTAAACCGCCGCTGAGAGAACCATCTCCGATTAAAGCAACCACATTCCCTTTTTCTTGTTTCAAGTCACGCGCCTTGGCTAATCCAACTGCTAAGCTGATGGATGTTGAAGTGTGGCCGATTTTAAAGAAATCATGAGCACTTTCATCCTGCGACGTATACCCAGAGATGTCATCAAACGCATCTTCCTCTAAATAAGCGTTTTTACGCCCAGTGAGAATTTTATGAGGATAGGATTGGTGGGAGACATCCCAAATTATTTTATCTACCGGTGATTGAAAAACGTAATGAAAGGCGATAGTCAGTTCAGTAATGCCGAGGTTGGGACCAACATGGCCACCAACTTTACTGACTCGATTCAAGACGGCTGCGCGAAGCTCGTCAGCTAAAGCTACAAGCTCCTGTGGGTTTAAGTTTTTCAATTCTTGGGGACCATTAATTCGTGACAAAATGTTCATTCGGTTGTTTGCGCTCCTTTATTTTGCATCTATCGGATTGGTGCAGCCAATGCTGGTACTTTTGTACAGGCATCGGTCAGACAAATTCGAGTTTTTTCCGGATCGATTTCACTGGCTTCCATAATTAATTCGCCGATATTTTTGGCTTGGATATGACCGGAAATCGGATTTTTTACACTGTCAATAGTAGTGGAAACCTTAACATCGATTGTCGAATACTCCAATGCTAAATCAGTATTGACGATTTTTCCATGTTCAATCACTAGATTTTTCACGTAGCATAGGCCTTGTTCACTCTCAATATAGCAGTTAATAAAACGCAGGTTAGTGGAATTCCAGCCTAAATATTCGCCAATGATCACGGAATCATAAACAGTCACATCCTGACAATTCCAAAAGGCATCCTTTGAAATTAATTTGGAATGATGGATTTCAAGGTTGGATGCTCCGTCAAAGGCATAGTTTCCACTGAGAGAAAAATCGTGAGCAGTGATGTTTTTGCTGTTCATAGCAAAGTAATTTCCTTCCGCTTGTACCTTGTTTAAGGTAATGTTTTCGCAGTTCCAGAAGGTTTCTTCCGCTTTAGGCAGATGGACATTGGTTAAACGGATGTCCTTACCCCGACGAAAGGTTTTTGGTGCTTGGATTATGCTGTCTTTAATTGCAATATTGTTGGTGTACCAGATTCCTGAGCGAGCCGTTTCTAAAAGGGTGGTGTCTGTAACGTCAACATTTTCACAATACCATAAAGGGTATTTCCAGCGGAAAATGCTGTCGCTAATATCAAGATTACGACTTTCTTTTAACGGTGATTCACCATTTTCAAAGACAGAATTTTTAATGGTCAGGCCATTACTTCCAAATAATGCCCGTTCTCCAGTTAGATGTTGTTGATCAATAGTAGTTTTCATAATTCTCCTCATTTTCTTTTTCTAATTATTGGGATTTTTTCAGCTTCTGCACTAATGCGTATGCAACTGTCGCCACTCTTGATGGATAGAGCCGGGTTGCAATAATACAGCTTGTTGGAATTATTCTTTCTGGGCAAAGTGCTTCAGCTCCAAAATAGACCGAACCATGCCCTTCAGTAGCAAGTGAAATGCTAATCCTCAACAGTGAAATTTTCAGCGATTAGCGGCAAAATACCGATAATTCCCATCTCGGTATTCATAATCCCGAGTACACCAATCGTCAAAATTGAAATTAATAAGCTGCTATTTTTCTTCAAACAGATCGCTCCTTTAAAAGCTGTATCCAAAGCATAGACCTTCACCCTGAGGTCAAGTCAAGACTTAGAAGTAAAAAAGTTTAACGGCTATTTTCAGATACTGTAAAAAGAGTAGCATTTATCGAAGTTACTGTTTTTTAATAAAAAGCTAAAAAAATGCGGAGAGAAGTGAGGAACTAGTGAATACACGTTTCGGAGGGGTGATTTTTGAGCAAACAAAAAAGCAAAACCCAAAAGGATTTTGCTTTTAAAGTGATGGAGACGGCGGGAGTCGATTAAATCGCTCTATATCAATAATATATGAGAATTGAATGCCATCTTGAATGCCATGTGATCAAAAATCTACGAATTTATTGAAGTCCTCAGCAAGTTTTTCTTTTGCTAATTTTGAAACATGAGCGTATATATTCATAGTAGTTTGAATATCCTCATGGCCTAATCTATATTGAACCTCTTTTAATGAAGCTCCCATTTCTAAGAGCAAACTAGCTTGTGTGTGTCTGAAGCCATGAACACTGATACGTGGAAATGAAGTCTCCTTTTTCTTATCCATTTCATCTTGAACACTTAATAACCATTTTCGTGAGGTGTCTAAACTCATAATGTCGTGGGGATTATTCGCCTCAGAATGTCCAAAAATAAGCCAGTCATCAGAGGGAGGATTAATTACTTCTTTCCACTCTATTAGTTTATCTAAGGTTCCTTGATCGATTGAAATGATCCTTCTTGAACCCGCATTCTTTGTATCATCGATTTCAAGTCCAGCCTCAGTACGAGTTACCGCTTTATTGATATTAACTGTCTTTGCTTCAAAGTCAACATCCTTCCATTCTAGCGCTCCTATTTCTTGTTTACGCATACCGGTCATTGCTAGAAGTCGAAAGAAAGCTTGCGCTTTTAAGTTAGGTTGCTTGTATAGAACTTTAAGAAATTCCTTCAACTGATTTTTATCGTAAAATGCTTCTTCGTCTTTAGCTTTTCGTCTATTCTTAGGTTTCCGAATTGACTCAACAGGATTAGTTTCAATCATTCCGAAACGAATAGCATATTTGAAGACTAGTCCAGTGTAGTTCATCATTTTTGATGAGGTAGAATACTTTTTTGACCATTTATCCATTAATTCTTGAAGACGAATAGGGGTGATTTCAGTAATGAAAATATCTCCAAGTTCCTTCAGTACATGGTTCTTGAATATTCTTTTAGTCTTTAAGAGTGTGGAACCTCGTACCGTCTTTTCATATTCAGTTATCCATAAATCATATACATCATGATAAGTTTTTGGTTTATCTTTTTTGTGAAGGTTCTGTTCATATTCAGTTTGTAAGCGTGCCAATGCCAGCTTAGCTTCTCGTTCTGTTTTAAAATTCCTTCGTGTTGTTTTATCTGGTTTTCCGGTCTCAGGATTAATACCTAGATAAGCCTGAAACTTCCATCTTTTCTGACCGTTTTTTAGTTTGTATTGCTCAAATTTAGCCATGATTGAATCAACCTGCCTTCTTTGATACAATAGGCAATGTAATAAGCCTACTGGTTTATGCACAGCACGATCAGACTCTTCCCGGGGTAGGATCGTGTTTATTTATCTTATTTTACTTAATCATTTTTATATCATGGTAAAGTTGCATATCACTATCTATTTTACTTACCGCCTCTTCATACGAAAGCATATGATAATATGAAGAATCTCCTAATGAGTTGGCGAAATCATTTAACCCTGAGGATATAATTTCATCACTCCATTCAACCTCACCATTGGCTTTCCATGTGTTTACCTGATCCCTTTTTCTAGCAATAGCATTTTGTTTTGCCGTTGCAAAATAAGTATCTATATTCTGGATTTTTTGTTCAGACTCGTTGATTGAAGGTTGTTCTGGAGTTTGTTGTTCAACATAGTTTTCCGCTTGCTTCGATGGTTCTGGTGCCGACGGAGAACCGTTTTGATTTCTAGGTGGTGCACTTTCTACTTGTGGTGCGATATCTGATTCACTAGGAACCTCATTTTTCTGAGATACATTATTTCTAGATTGAGTATCTACCTCTAAGGATTCGATGGTATCGGAAGTAGAATATTTTTTACTTTTTGACGCCTTCGTTTCACTTCTTTTCGATTTCTTAGTTTTACTCTCAGTATGGAGTGATTTTTGACTATCTGTGGAATCGGCAATACGTTTGCTTTTCCCAGAAGTACAACCACTAAGCGCTAATAGTACTGTAAAACATAGCAACAAGGTAAAAATTCTTTTCATTTAGATTCCTCTTTTCTAATATGTTAAATTGCGTTCTCATAATCAAAGATTATTTGTTTTTCTTTATTAACATGACTTCCAGTCAAATAGAATCTGAAGCCATTTCTTGAACCTTGATAACGTAATTCTTTAGTAGAGGTTAGAGCGGCTCTTTGAGACATACCACACGAATATATCCCGAAATCAATTAAGCGATTGTGTAAAGCTGAATGACTAATTGAACATTCATCAGAAATAAGGGCAAACGATTTATTAGTATTCAAGTAGTCCAAAATCTTGATGTCAGGCACCATTATTGCTCCAGCACCAGAATCAGCAAGTTTTTCCATTATTATTTCTTCTTCAGAGTAGAATTCTTTCCTGTTTTCAACATTAAAGAAAGTTTGACTAGGCTCAGTTTGGTTCATATCAAAAAGACAGTGAATCAACTCATGACAAGCACTAAAGTTCAAACGTCGTTTATAAACCCGTTTGTTCAAGAAAATAGCAGTGCTGTATCTACTTCTAGCAGTTAAGCCTAGAAAAAAATTCTCATCGATTAAAGGTATATCGAAATCCACCTTGATATTATTCATGACGGTATAACTATCAAAAAAATCACTAAAGATATATTTAGCGGGTTGAATTTCATTTTTTAATAAAAATTGGTTCAGTATTAAATTCGTCAGGGACAATCGAGTGGCTTTAAGGTCATCCATATTATTCTTCTCCGGCTATTTTGGCTTATTTTGTTCGTCTAATTCTCTCATGGTTTTACTAATATAATCGAAAACATCCATAGCTTGTTTTTCGTATAAGTCTTTCTTGTCTTCAGGAACCCCTTGTGAACCACGTCTAAATCTCAAGAGTAGCTGCTGTTCTTCTTGGGTCAGACTTTCACCACTAGGGTTCTCAGTATCAGTTCTTCCAAGTAGATAGTCGGTAGAAACGTTGAAAAAGTCAGCAACGTCTTTAAGTTTATCTATACCAGGAGTACGCTTGTTCCATTGATAAATAGTATTCCTTCCAAAGCCTAAAGCTTCTTCCAATTGATAGACATTCATGTCATGTTGCTTGCAGAGTTTTTTTATGCGATCTAAAATGTTCATTTCAAACCCTTTCTGCTCATCGAATAGTTATTTATAACTTAAGTTAGAAAAACTGTTTGACATTTGGTGTATAAGTTAGTAAACTATTTTCGAGGGCTAGTTATTGAGCTTAAAACAAAACTAAAGAGAACCTAATAAAATATGATAGTTTCAGCGTCGGCAAACATTGAAATTCAATTTATTGGTTTCTAAAGTCTTATTTAGCTATGCTTAGATTTTATGACATCAGTTAGAAAAAGTCAATATATAGCTATAAAAAAAGCTCAATAATTAGTCTGGTTTTGAATAAGAAGGAGGTTTGACACCCTAGATCAGTCTGTAATAAAAAAAAGATGCTTTTCAGTTACGAACTTCATCTTGAAGAGTTGTTTTGGAAGTGCGTCAAATGAAAGGGAGTGGTGTAATTGTTAATTACGGAATTTAGAGAAATGGTTTTGATTCAAATGGATCGTCAAGGAAAAAACTGGAAATATTTAGCAAGTCTTATAGAAAAATCTGATACGTATACCAAGCAAGTTGTTTCTAAAGTTCAAAATGGACCGAAAGCGGAAGAATATAGAAAAATAATTGCTGAAAATCTTGGAATCGTATATGAAAGTGAGGGTCTTTCAAGTGGAAGAATCAATTAGAAGATCAGAGTTGGATTCTTTTTTAATTAATTATGTACCAAGGCGCTTATTAACTCAAAAAGAAGCTGTTCAATATACAGGTACTTCTCCTGGAACAATAAATGAATGGGTCAAACAAGGGATGAAAGTAACTATATTCCATGAGAACAGCAGACCCAAATATGACATTCGAGACCTTGATAAATGGATTGATCTCCACAAGGTGTAATAGGAGGAAGCAGAATGGACCAACTTATAAAAGTCACTACCAACGAAAACGATGAACAGCTAATAAATGGTCGAGAGCTGTATGAATTTTTAGAAGTTAAAGATAATTACACTGATTGGTTCAAACGGATGATCAAGTATGGATTTGAAGAAAATATTGATTTCATGAGTTTCTCGGAAAAATCCGATAAACCTTTTGGCGGCCGACCACAGATCAATCATTACATGAAGTTAAATATGGCAAAAGAAGTATCTATGATTCAGCGTACTCCAAAAGGGAAACAAGCAAGGAAGTATTTTATCCAAGTGGAAGAATCGTGGAATAACCCTGACATGGTAGTTAAACGAGCTATGGAGATTCAACAGAAGAAAATAGAGGTATTGCTGTTAGAAAATGAATCAATGAAACCTAAAGCATTGTTTGCCGATTCTGTAAGTGCAAGCCGCACAAGTATTCTCGTTGGAGAATTAGCAAAGTTGATCAAACAGAATGGAGTGGACGTGGGCGCTAATCGGCTTTTCGTCTGGTTGAGGGATAACGGCTATCTTATTAAACGAAAAGGAACAGATTGGAACATGCCTACACAGCTTTCTATGGAAATGGGTCTCTTTGAAATAAAAGAAACTGTGGTGTCGCATTCTGATGGTCACACATCTATTAGTAAAACACCTAAGGTCACAGGTAAAGGACAAATTTATTTCGTTAACAAATTTTTAAATGATCAAGAAGCACGACTGGAGGAATTAATTTGAGGTACACAACAAGATGTTTTCTATTGATAGTAAGCTTAATCATTCTAATAGGTGGCTTATCAATTCAAGACTTCCAAGTTTTAGTAAGGATTGGGGTGCCGATTTGGTTAGGGTGGGTCATCGGCGAGTTGTTGTTAATTGAACAGCGGCAGGGGTGGCAGTATCGAGTGAGAAAATATAAAGATGATGGAGAAACGAATCATGCTCAAAAAACAATGCTTAACCATAAACGTTGAAAGAAAATTTATGAAGTCATCAATATCAAAAGTAAAAAATATTCTTTGGGATCGATTCGAAACGAATGCAGAAATTGAAGATGATTCCTTCTCTAGTGATGAAGACAGAGAGCTATCCTTTTTCTTCATAGCGACCGATGAACAGTATAAAAAGTTAGTATCGATCATAGAATCAAACTTCAGTTTGATTTTTGATATAAAAAAAGTCTGACCACCGCCAAGTAATCAGACTAACATTAATACCTTTTCAAAGTATACCACGAAAGGAGGAAGGAGAAACAGATGGAAAACATTGATTTGAATTTATCTACGCTAAACGGAGGCGCTTTACAAGAAAAATTTGAATATGAGATGAAAAACGTCATGGAAAACATCTTAGACAAAAACACTGATCCTACCAAGAAGAGATCAGTAACATTGAAAATAGACATGATACCTGACAAGGAAAGAGAGTTAATGGTACTTAGTTGCTCCAGTCAATCAAAAATCGTTCCACGTGAAGAAACTACTACGAAAGTTCTATTTGGAAGGAACGACCATACAGGCTATTTGGAAGCTGCAGAATTAAAGTCAGGTGCCAAGGGACAAATGTTTATTGATCCTGATGATATGACTATCAAAACAGACACTGGACAATCAGTTGAAGAATTAGAGAAGTCCGATAAAACAGAAATTGTTGACTTCAAACAAAGAAAAAGTAATTAGGAGGAAATAATATGTCAGAAAACATTAAAGACGCAATTCAGTATGGAGTCAAGTTAAGCGAAGGTCAGAGGGTTATCTATAAAGAAGATGACCAAACCTTTTATGACCGCAACAAAGCCGATCTTAAAGAACTATTTCCCATACGCTATGCATCTACCTTAGTAGTTACCTCGCTAACAGGTTTGATTCAATATCTAGTATCTAAGTTCGATCAGGAAATAATTGACGAGCCTGATGAATTACTGGTGCATGTAGAAAGTCCGACTAAGGTAAAAGTATACGGACGACTAAATGGTGATCGAAAACGGGAAAGTTTGATTGAAACTTGCGCGGAATTAAATGAGTTTCCTTATGGCCGCTTTTTGGACCAAGAGAGATTCAAAATTAACATGATGTCTTTGTTTGATAGAACTCCTGATGCGGAAGCAATCATGGAATTCGCTAGTGCAATTAGATTAGAGGACAGTTCTGATTTAAGAGATAACGGAGTCTCGCAAGTAGCTACTGTTCGCACAGGAGCAGCAAGTGTTGGAGACGGGAAAGTCCCTAGTCCGGCAGACTTAAGACCTTATCGAACATTCCTAGAAGTGGAACAGCCAATCAGCCAGTTTATCTTCCGTATTAATGAAGATGGCGAATGTGCCTTGTTCGAATCAGACGGAGGCTTGTGGAGATACCATGCTAAAGATTCTATCAAAGAATATCTGGAAGCTGGCTTGAAGGCTCTTATTGATGAAAACAAGCTAACAGTGATTGCTTAAAACTTAATAAAGCAGTGTGTGTTCATGCTGCTTTTTCTTTTGTACATTTTTAGAAAAAAAGAAGCCCATCAAGAAAATGATGAACTCCAAAAGTGATAATTAATCCGATAACTAATTATACCACTTTTGGAGCTAATTTACAAAGTAAACGTTGGTTTATCAACGTTTTGTCGTCCTTGTAAATAGTCCTAACTTAACCCGTATAAAGATTATTAAGAAGAGTGGTAGTTATATGAGTAAAACTTTTGTCAGGGAGAAGCGAGTAGAAGCTGGACCTTATAAGCATGTGTCAATATATATGAGAACTATTAATCAGGAATTGAGGAGTAAGGAGAAAAGAAAGGCCAGAAAGCAACAACTTCCCCGGCCAGCCCAGGTCACATGGAATAATAAAAAAAGTCGAAAGTATGCAGGTTGGCTGATCTATGAGAATTTTGGTAAAGGTGATTATTACCTAACGTTCACCTATTCAAATGAGTACTTGCCAGCAACACCTGCAGATGCAATGAAACATCAAAGGAATACTCTGGATAAATTAAGCAGGCTGTACAAGAAGCATGGTTATGAATTGAAATATATATGGTTCACCTCGTATCAATTTAGTGATGAAACGGGATATATAAAAAGGATTCATCACCATGCCATTATCAGTTCAGGGCCTAGTCGTGATGATGTAGAATCTTGCTGGTCAGTTGGTAGAAAAAGAATTCCACTAGGACGTACTCAAGCAAGGTTAGTTCAGCCCAACTCTAATGGATTGCAAGAGTTAACTAACTATTTGACCAATCAAGAACAATGGGAAAACCGTCAGTGGAAGAAATCTAAGAAAAGATGGTCAGCAAGTAGGAATCTAAAGAAACCAACCCAATCCATTAACGATCATAAATGGTCTATTAGAAAACTAGAAAGAGTTGCTTTATCTAACGATGATGGTGAGGAAGAGCTGTTAGCAAAGTTTCCCCAACACCGTTTGTTATCGCAACCACGTATCAAACATATTAAGGAATCCGGTTGGTATATAGAATTTGAGTTGATGCAATACGAATCGGGATGATGAAGGAGAAATTATGGCATATTCGAGAAATTTTAGAAACAGAATGAGTAATGATCAAGGACAATTATTTGAACGCCTAATTGATCAAGCGTGTTGGTATTACCGAAATAAAGGATTAGCAATGATAGAAAAAACACCAGAACCTTTCCGTGTAAAGAGGATAAATAAAGATAATACTTTCACTGGCTGGTTTACTGGGAATGCTCAACCAGATTACAAAGGAACCGTTCATGGAGGGCGTGCGTTAGTCTTTGAAGCAAAGTTCACATCAAAAGACCGAATTAAGAAATCAGTAGTTACTGGCAATCAAGCCGCCTGCCTAGATATTTATGAGGAGATGGGAGCATTAGTGGGAGTTTGCTGCATGATAGGAAAGACCGCAGCATTTATTCCTTGGGGTGATTGGAAACAGATGAAAGAGCTTTTCGGCCGTCAGTATTTACTAGAATCTGAACTAGTAGAAGAGTATCAAGTTCCAACGCCTGGTTATATTGATTTTCTTCATTTCATAAAACAAGAGGAGCGAAATGTATGAGTAATCCTGTATTAGATTACGCAACTAAGAAGAAAGCTTTTGAACTTCTGTGCGATAGAAAAGGATGGTCCTTCTGCCACTTTACTCATAATAATAAAAATCGAGCACAATGCTTGGGAAGTTGTATTGACGAAGGTGGGGAACAAATTAATGTATTAGTCACTGATCAGGGCCACATTGTGAGGTTGCTTGGAGACAAAAAGTATGAGGAAATTGTCTAAATTTCTTGCTTTATAAATTTTGAGGGTCATCAAGGAAGAAAGTATGGACTGGAGGTAATTGTATGAAAATTGTACTGAATAAATGTTATGGCGGTTTTGGGCTATCTCATGCAGCTATGATGAAGATTTTTGAGTTAAAAGGAATCACTGTTTTTCCTTATGTTTGTAAAATTAACTATGATTCTGATGGTGAGACTATTTATACCTATTCACGAATGAAGGGTGATTTTGAGCCAATTGGATTGATGGAACATGTTAGTTATTTTCAAATAGATCCGGAGGTAGATAGTTACACTGTTACTTCTGAACAATATTATTCAAGTGATGATAAGTATGATGAGAAGGACTTGGACTATAGTTATGACGATAAAAAGAGAACTGAGCCCGAGTTAGTTAAAGCAGTAGAAACGCTTGGAGCTTTGGCGAGTGGAAAATACTCGAACCTAAAAGTAGTGGAAATACCTGATAACTTCGAATATAGAATTGATGATTATGATGGGATTGAAAAAGTATACTTTGGCTTACAAATGGGGTCAGCGTAGTTCCAGTAATGACCGAAAGAAAGGAGTAAACCAATGAAACATGTTTGGGCCTATGATACAACGCCTAATGATGATTTAGCTTATCCAGATTTGTATAGCTCGGAAAAAAAGGCAATGAGCCAATTCAATTCTGATTATGAAGCAGCAAGAGCAAGAGGCCTTGAAGTGACTGTAACCTATGAGAACGGTGCATCTGCTTCTTGGGAAGATAATGGGTGTCAATACTCTATAAGAGTCGAAAAACTACCAGTTAGTTAAACAAGGAAAGTAGGGAAAGAAGGCAGGTGAGATTAACTGTTAGCAAGACCAATTGAACTAAAAGAAGCCAATGCTTTTGTAGAGTCACTACACAGACATCATCCACCTGTGTATAGAGATAAATTTAGATTAGCAGCAGTCAAAGATGGCAAGACCATTGGAGTAGTCCAAGCTGCGCGTCCAAAAGCGAGAGGCATCGATGATGGTGAAACGATTGAGGTTGTGCGCTGCTGCACCGATGGGACCTATAATGCCTGCAGTTTTCTTTATAGCAGAATTGCCCGCATTGCTAAGGAGATGGGCTACAAAAGAGCAATCACTTATATATTGGATGAAGAGACCGGAGCTAGTTTAAAGGCTGCTGGGTGGCAGTATGATGCAGAGGTAAAGGGTAGAAGTTGGAATTGTCCCAGTCGACCTCGACAAGATAAGCACCCGACAACTGATAAACAGAGGTGGGTCCGTTGGCTTTAGATGATTAACTGTCAAAGGAGATAAGCATGAAAAATAAAAAAGTAAAAATTGAGATAATTAAGGACGTTTACTGGGAAGATTGGGGAACCATGCGCAAAGTCTTTAAAAAAGGCTGGATTGGCTGGGTGGACGCTCATTATGAAGGCGATAATTTGGAATCAGTAAGTGGTGAAAGCCCAATTTTTAAAGGCGTTTCTGATGTGATTTGGGATGATTGTTACAAGGTTCTAGGCAACTAACCACCAGTTTAACAGAATGGAGAGGTAAAGATGAAAATCAAAGGATATAAGTTGTATTACGAAGGAATAGTTCCTGGAACGCCAGATGTGACATATCCAATCTATGTTGCTGAAAAACCTGATATTGATGAATTAGTTAAGTACACAGAAGATATGTATGATAGCGATCTGTACGAAACAACTGAAGACATCGATGCTGCTTACGTTTTCGCAGAAGAGGAAATGGAAGAGTATTCAAAGTATGCTCCACTTGACCAGTACCAATACAAAGAAATATTTGAAAGCGAGGAAGCCGAATAAATGGATTACTCAGATTGGATAGATATGAAAGTTACTGGTAATCATTGGGCATTGAAAGGCAAAAAAACAGTTAAAGCTATTTATATAACCGAATTTAATGTTTCTGAGGTGGAAGAGCTTACTCAAGCATTTACTAGATTTGATGTGAGTGGAACAACTCTTCTAACTGGCTTTATGTCATTTCAAAACTTTCCTGTATGGATGATCAACATCAATCCGAGAAGCAAACAAAAGAAGTTCATTTTTGAACATAGCATTCAGAATTATTTAGAAGTAGTTGTTTAACTCAGCATTTGAAGGAAAGGAATGATTGAATGAATAAACAGGGATTACTTAACTGGATTGAATCCAATAGAAAAATGATAAGAAAACTTGATTTTACGGATGTCAGCGATGATGATCGAGCGGATTATCTTCAGACTCTAATGTATAAGTTTTTTGGAGAAGTTGAAAAAATGGTTGGTGATTTGACTGAACCAGGGAAAGTAAAAGTACCGCCTTACATGAAGGAATTCTTGGATTTCTGTAATAAAGAAGAACAAAGTGGCGTGGATGCCTATCATGGATTGTTCCATATTTGTTCATCTTGGCCTAAAGAACAAATTCTAGAATGGTCCTTTGAGAATCCATACCGATTCATTAACGCTTTTCAGTATGGCTATGATGTTGAATCTAAGTACCGAGTGAAAGTAGGCAATGGCTATTTTATTGAATTTCATGGTAGAGGTTGTTTGATATCGCCTCATGAAAAAGATGGAATTATGAAATTTGATGCAAAGAGTGAAGCTGATCGGATAGCAAGTATCACAGGCGGCACAGTCGAACCAGTGGAGGTGGCGGAATGAAACTTTTTATCGTTGTACTAATTTTCATAGTGAGTTTCATTGTTTACACAGCCATTGTTGGCGGCAAGATCGATGATATAAGGAATGAAAGGGAATGAGGCGGAATGAGTGAGGTAAAAGTAGAAATATTGAATGAAGCATCAGCCAAAGAACTTCAGTCAATTATTTCTGAGTATCTGAACAAGGGCTTCAGTATACAAGACAGCCAAGTCCAGTGGTATCAAGGACGGATCGAGGGTGTTTATGTATTTGTAAAATATACTGCTGAAGAGCGACCGAAGGGAAAGCAAGATTGGATATATTGCTAGTCCACTAACCGACGCTTGAAAGGAGAAAAAAGTATGAATCTATTAATAATGCTAATAAATACAATTGTTTTAATAAATTTAGTAAAGACTGAGCGAACCATCAAGAAAAATAAAAAGCGTTCAACCATTACGTTGAACGCTGAGGAGTAAGATATCACTTCAAGAAATCTGAAAGAGCATCACTAGGATTATCTAAATCTCCAGAGGATACAGGAGAATTAAGATTCGGGTAAATATTTTCGTTGTTCAACTCAATAAGTTTCCTTAAGGCATATAAATCTGGAGAATTATCATCAATTCTTTCTTCAAGGTTTTCGTTACCAGATTTGAAGAACAAAAGTGCGATTTCTTCGGCAATTCCATCGGGCATAACCATGGCGCGAAAAGAAGCAAGAAAGAAAATGCCTTGTGAAGCATTTAGGACATAAGACAGTGTTGGCATGAAATGCTGAGAATTTTCAAAAAAGGTATGTTTAAACTCATATTCGTTGTTTAAATAGGGTTGCCACGTGTAGTCTTTTGAAGCAGTTTCGTTTATCAATTTTTCAATAATCATTTTCTTATTCATGATGTCATATCCTTTCAATGTATGCTATCAAGTTTGAGATACCACGTTTTATAGAGTACCAATCATCTTTTTCTAAAGATTCGTACAAGCTCTTGAACACTTTTTTCTTTTTTCTTTTTAAAAATGGGTATGTTTCTTCAAGTTCGATAAGAAAACTTTTAAGTGCATGTTTGTTAATGAGTTCGACATTGTTTTTATCAATATAAATCGAGTATCCTTGCAAGTCTCCAATTATCTTAGGCTTGCGGAAAGTAAGAGTTTGTTCATCTCTAGCATTCTCGACATTGTTCTTAATCCTAATTGAGAAAAACAAGGTAACGCCAGAAATAATGAAGGATACCAAGCCGGTTACAGCGTTAATTTTGTCAAGAATATCAAATATAGGTTCCCAATCCATCGTTTAATCACTCCTCAAAGTGATTATAGCAGATTATTGAAAGATATTTAAAAAAATCAAGGCAAAGAAATTATTGGTATTACACTAACAAACTACGTGTGTTCGTAATGGTTCATTGAAATCCCTAAGAGGACACTAATTAAAATATTCCGAACAGTAGCTTGTAGTAAATAAAGGTTTGGAGGAAAACAAATGAATACAATGATTGAAGCACACAATGCCGTTCATGGCTTTGAAATTATAGATGGAAAGATTCAACCACCTAAATACGATTTACCTGATTTCATTAATGAGAGAGTCGAGTATTTTGGTAAGTATTCAGAAGAAGGCATGTCATTTTACGGCTGCTTAAGTGCCATTCTAGCTTATGACGAGGAAGAGTGTAAAAAACAATTTCAGTTAGGAGCTAGTGGCGATTGGATGCCGATTTCAGCCGAAGTAAGGGAATGGTTTGATCATATGGGTACTCCTGGCGAAATGTTGATTACAGTCAAATTGTTGTACGGTTTAAGGCCTACCGAATGAATGGAGATGAAGCAATGAGAACCGAAATTGAAATACAAAAAGAAAATGTCACCCTAGGAGGTACAGCTATGAGTAAAAAAGAAGGGTTTGTAGCTGATAATGTGCGTTTCGTCAGTAAGCACATTGGCGGCGAAGATGTCTTGTATTTTGAAGCAAAGAAAGAAGTGGTCTGCATTCAGACAGTTAGAGAACCGGAAAATACTCAACACGACATAGTGATGACGAAAGACGAGTGGGAAGTTCTGAAGCGGCTTATTGATATTCAATTAGTCCACTAACGTCGGCTTGTAAGTAGCAATATACTTTTATTGGAGGTAGTAGTTTGGAGATTAACGTGCATGAATTGTCAGATAAACAACTTGATCAGTTGGCATATAAAATAAGAGTAGGCATAAGAAAAGACCGTGAAGCAGAAAAAAAGAAATTTAAGGAACGAGCATTGCATAATACTCGTTTATTACTTAAGCAATATCACAAGCTTAAGGTTCATAGTAAAGTTGTAGAAGAACAAGTAGAAATTAACCAGGGAAGTTTCTGGGAACACAAATGGCTTAACTTAGATATGTTGATGCAAAATAAAGCCAAGACAGTAAAATTAATGAAGCATGTAGATTTAGCTTTAGAAGTTTATAAACAGAGTTGCCAAGTAAGTAACAAAGTAGAGGAACAGAGAAGATGGAGAGTAATTAATAAAAGATATATTGAGTATCCTTTGTTGAGTGAAGAAAAACTCGCTGAACAGATGCACATGGATCGCTCCACAGTAAATAGAACATGCAGAGATGCGGTAGAAGACTTATCAATAATACTATTCGGCATTGACATGATAAATGAATGGTAGCCATGCACAAAACTTGCACACAACACCTACAAACTAAGATATATACTAGTACTATGATAACTGTAGCTAGTCAGCCAACACAACACAAAAAAGCTACTCGGCGCGCGAGAGAAAATGCTAATCATTAACAAAAACGACTGTGCTAGCTATTTTTATAAAGGGGACATCTTTATTATAGATTACTCACATAAACTATAAAAAAAGAATTGTTTCACTGAAACAACCCTCAATCTTATCAAGGCAGCAAAATTCAATTAAGGAGTTGAGACACTCCTTTTATCTAATTTCGACATGTTGCCTTGTCGTGGACCTTTAGCTCAGTAGGTTAGAGCTGGTGGCTCATAACCGCTTGGTCGCAGGTTCGAGTCCTGCAAGGTCCATAGATTCATTAATTAAGGAGGCTATAAATGGAGAATAGAACTAAAGCGTTAGAAGAATTGGTAAATGAAACTATTCGCTCAATAGCTGAAAAAAATTTATCGAATGAAGATTCTGCTGCAGTGTTAACTGTTGTTATGCAGAATTTAATAGCTCAGAAACATAACCAAACTAAGTTGTTGGAACTGGGAATTAATATAGAGAATTTATCCATTGATGCCGTTTGTGAAATTCAAAAGATTTGGACGAAAGAATACTATAAGAAATTGAAAGGAAAAAAATGAATAACGAAACTTTAAATTGGTTGATGAAGCTTATCCGTGAGGATAAGCTTATTTATTTTTATAAAGGTGCTAAGTGGAGAAGGTTGCGGATTCAGGCTCTTGAGCGAGATAACTACGAATGTCAGCGATGCAAACAGTTAGGTAAGTATTCACCTGCAAAGAATGTCCATCATAAGATTGAAGTCAAACATAGGCCTGACTTAGCTTTAGACTTGAATAATACCGAGTCTGTTTGTATTAGATGTCATAACAAAGAACACGACAGATACCAAGGGAAGAATAGATTCAAGCGAAAACCATTTCAAAACTTTAATCCTGAAGAGAGGTGGTAAAGAGTGATTATAGTAGACGGTAGTGATAGCTATGAGACTGAACAGATGATAGATATTGCTGAGACACCTAAAGACCAACGCGATAGTATTCAAAGAGATTTGATCAATTATTTTTCGCGTCTAGCTTATCTAAGATATGTAAACATCAGAACGCTAACCAGTATAAATAAATGTGAGAAGATGACACCAGATGAAGTCAGAGAAAGATTGAATATTGACAGAATAAAGAAGTACTACTCTTATTCTGCTGATGAAATTCATTTCTATATCGATTTCGCAAAAAAATATATTAGAATCGTTTCTTGATAGACCCCCCGGTCGAAAACTTTCAATGATTTCGGAGGGGTACGGTAAACGAGGGGGTGGTGGTCGGAAAATATATTTTCTTCACGCGCATGTGAGAGGGGGGGTATCATGCCAAAAATGAGCCGTGATTCCCGTAAACAAAAGCTAAAGACGGCATTGCTAGAAAAATTGAAACGTGAAAAAAAGACCGATATCTATTGGCATGACTTAGTTTTAGACTATTTAGCTTTTTGGGAAATCAAAGAAAAATTGAAAACTGAAATCGAACGTAAGGGCGCTATGATCACAATAAAAAATGGGAGCCAGGTCTTTAGAAAAAGAAGCGATGCAGTAGTTGAACTTCCTAAAATCCACAAGCGTATGACTGATATATTGGACATTTTAGCAGTAGACGAAGAAGAAGTACCTGACGACGAGGAGGATGATGTTTAATGCCGTGTACGCATCCTTATGTTGAATATTATTTTGATCTCATTGATTCTGGCAGGTTGATCGTTTGTAAAGAGCAGCACTTACTGAAGAAGTTTTTACAAGAAAAAGTATTGTGTCGCGATGATATATACATGGATAAAGAAATGGTAGACAATTCAGTTAAAATTCCAGAACGATATTTTCCCTATAAGCTCTTTCCTTGGGAAAAATTCCTAAACTGTTTTATTTTCGGTTTGCGTTGGAAAGACACAAATGATTTGGTGTTTAACCGTTACTTTATTTTTATGGGACGTGGTGGGGGGAAAAACGGTTTTCTATCATGGAATTCTTTTTTCATGATGACAAAGCAGCACGGTATTGAGCATTACAACATAGAAATTGTTGCCACAAGCGAAGATCAGGCTAAGCAATCGTTCACTGATGTAAAAGACGTTTTAGAATCAGACAAAAATAAAAAGAAACTAAAAAATGCTTTCTATCGCTCTGAAAAACTTATTAAGAGCAATAGCACGAAAAGTAAAATGAGGTACAACACTTCAAATGCTCGGACAAAGGATGGAAAGCGCCCTGGGTGTGTCATTTTCGATGAAGAACACGAATATGATAACTACAAATCAATTAAAGTGTTCACTTCAGCCGGAGGGAAAATTCAGGATTATCGGGAGTTTCATACAAGTACGGATGGAAATGTTCGTGGAGGTCCCTTAGATGATTTGAAAGAACAGTCTAGGATGATACTTAATGGTGAGATACCATTAGAAGATGTCACCTTGTTTCCATTTGTTTGCAAAATAGATTCTCCGGAGGAAGCTGATGAGCCAACAAATTGGCAAAAAGCAAACCCCTCGTTACCATACAATCATACCCTTATGAGAAAAATGAAGCAGGAATACCAACAGGGGAAAGTGAGCGCACCAATTCGAGTTGAGTTCATGACAAAAAGAATGAATTCTCCTGTAGAAGATACTAGATTTGAAGTTGCAAGTTATGAAGACCGCCTGGCAACTAAACAGGATATTCCCGAAGAATTTAACAGTGCTGAGGTAATAGGTGGTGTGGATTTTGCAGACGTTCGAGACTTTTGTTCTGTAGGATGTTTAGGTAAAAATAATGGAAAAACAGTCTGGCTACAGCATACATTTATTCATTATTCGGCTTTGGAATTACAAGATATCAATCCAGACATAATTAATCTAGCGATGGAAAAGGGGAATGCTGAGATCGTCTATGGAAAATCGATTGATCCAGACAAGGTAGTCAAGTGGTTCTTAGAGCAAGCCCAACATTATTATATTAAAAAGATTGCAATGGACACCTATAGAGCAACCATACTGAAACCCAAACTAGAAGAAGCTGGGTTTGAGGTAGAAGTTGTTCGAACTGGGAATTTCACCCATAGCAAGCTATCGCCGCTGGTAGATGATTTGTTTATCAACCAGAATATAGTTTTCGGAGATGATCCATTGATGCGGTGGTATGTCGGCAATGTCTATGTTGAGTTTCTTTCCAATGGCAACAAAGAATATAGAAAAATAGATAAAGAAAAGCGGAAAACAGATGGGTTTTTCGCTTTTTTACATGCGCTTAATTTTTACGACGAGATTGAAGATTCTGGAGAATTTGATTTAGGGGACTTTAACTTCAATCCTATCGTTGTCTAAAAAGACTATAAGGGAGGTGAGAAATTGGGATTTTTTGACTGGATTGGTTCTATTGGAAAAAAGAAGTTCGATGTTCACGATATGGTAATTGTAGAAAAACTTACCGCAGAAATTCTTTACAAAAAATTAGCTATAGAATCGTGTATTGATATTATTGCAAATTCAATTTTACGAGCGGAATTCTTTACGTATGAAAAGGGTAAAAAGAAACGCTCCAAATTGTATTACTTGTTAAATGTTCAACCCAATAAGAATCAAAATCAAAAAGAATTCTTAAAAGGAATTATCCGGCGTTTAATTTATCAGAACGAATGTCTGGTAGTGCAATGGAAGGATCAGTTCTGGATAGCTGATACTTTTGTGAGAGAAGAACGAATGCTTATTGATACCTACTATACAGGGGTAACAGTTGGAGATTTTGTTTTCAATAAGAACTTTGCTGAGCAAGATGTTTTCTATTTCAAATACAACGAAAAGAACATTCGAAAAATCATTGATGGAGTTTACGAGAGTTACGGCAAACTGTTAACAGCTTCTATGAATATCTACAAAAGGTCAAACGCTAAGAGATACGTCTTAGAGGGAGATTTCGTACGAAGTCAATCAAACGAGAGCCAAAAAAGAGTTGATGAAATGATGAACAATCAAATCAAACCGTGGCTGGAGGCGGATAATGCAGGCGCTCTATACAATCTCCAAAAAAATTATGAATTAAAAGGTGATCCAAACACAAATAGCAAATCTGCTGCAGGTTCTTCTTCAGAAGACATACGGAAAATGGTTGATAGCATTTTTTATTTGGTGGGGAGTACATTTCATGTGCCAACAGGTTTGATTAAAGGAGAAACAGTGGAGCTTTCAGGTCAGACGGATTCGATGCTAATGTTTATGTCATTTCCGCTTCTGGAAATTATAGAGGCTGAGATGAATAGAAAATTATATACGGAAACTGAGTATCTTGAACGGACGTATATGAAGGTCGACAAAAATAAAATCAGATCGTTATCTATCAAGGACCTTGCACCAGCTTTAGATAAATTCTTTCAAATTGGTGCTTTTAGTATAGACGATGTGATGGAATTTATCGGAATGGAACCTTTTGAGGAAGAGTGGTCTCAACGAAGATATGTTACGAAGAATTATGCTGATGCGAAAAGTGAATTCTTGAAGGGAGGTGAAGCGAATGGAGAAAGTACGAATTCAACCTAGGGTAGAAATCGCAAACACTAATAATGATGCAACAAAAATGTATCTTTATGGTTCAATCGGGAACGGGTGGTTCTCAGACATTACTTCAAAGGGAGTAAAACACATGCTTTCACAGGTGAAAACTAAAAAGATTGAATTACACCTTCACTCGAATGGTGGTGATGTATTCGAGAGCGTGGCAATCTATAATTTACTAAATAATCATGATGCAGAAATCGAGATTTATATTGATGGGATTGCTGCTAGTGGTGCCTCATTAATAGCAATGGCTGGCAATAAGGTAATTATGCCGCGAAATACAATGATGATGATCCATAAAGCTTGGACTGTTGCAATGGGTAATTCAGACGAACTACGCAAGACAGCAGATGATATGGATAAAATCAACAACAGTGTAACAGAAACCTATCTGCAAAGGTTTAATCAATCGCGAGAAAAATTAGAAGGACTTCTTAGCAATGAAGAATATCTAACTGCGCAGGAATGTGTCGATTATGGATTAGCCGATGAGTTAGCTGATTCTGTAGAAACAAATGAACCAGAAGAACTAGACGAGATCGTTGAAAATCGTATTGAATACAACAACCAAAAGTTAAACAAATTTGTTGCTGCTATAAAGGCAGTGAACTTCAATAATTAGGAGGAAATTAAATGAAAAATCCAGACACAACAAAAACAAACGCTGAGTTGGAGCAAACCTTACTAGACGCCTTTAATTCGGATGATGAAAAAGTATTAGCTCAAGCAATGTCTGCTTTTGCTGATGGAATTCAGCAAAATATCATCAATGAGGCAACAACCAAAGCAAGAAACGAGTTTGGTGATCAAGAAGTCATGGTGAAGCGTGGGTTTAATCCATTAAACACTCAAGAAAAGAAATACTACAATGCAGTTATTGCAAATCAAGGTTTTGCAGGAGTAGAAGAACTGGTTCCAAAAACAGTTTTTGAGCGTGTCTTTGAGGACCTGGTTCAAACTCACCCACTATTAGCGCAAATTGAATTCGTCAACACGACTGCTACAACTGAATGGGTTTATTCTAAAGGGGTGAATCCAGCATGGTGGGGCAAACTTTGCGATGAAATTAAAGAATTACTAGATAATGGCTTTGAAACAGTCACCACAAATCTTTACAAACTGTCTGCTTACTTACCAGTATGCAAAGCTATGCTTGATTTGGGACCAGAGTGGTTAGATAAATATGTACGTACCGTTCTAGCAGAATCAATGTATATTGCATTGGAGCAGGCTATTGTAGCTGGAACAGGTAAAGATCAACCAATCGGCATTATCAAAGATTTGGAAACTGTATCTGGTGGCATTCATGCCGACAAAGTAGCTGTAGAGTTAGAAGACTTGAGTCCCGAAACATTTGGGACAAAGATCATGTCTCCACTGACGACTGTAGTTTACAAAAAGGATTCAAGTGGTGAACCAATTGCTACAGGGGAACGGGTAGTAAATCCTGAGGAAGTATTGATGATTGTCAGCCCTAAAGACTATTGGGGGAAAATTTATCCAGCTACCACATTTCTTAATGGGAATGGGGCTTATGTTCGAGATGTATTGCCGGTACCAGTGAAGGTAGTACAGTCTGTTGCAATGCCTAAAGGAAAAATGGCCGTTGGATTAGGAAAAGATTATTTCATGGGAGTGGGGTCTGCACAAAAGATTGAAGTGTCGGATGAGTATCGTTTCGTAGAAGACGAACGAACTTACTTAGCTAAACAATATGCAAATGGTCGACCAAAGAACAATGAATCGTTCTTATACTTCGATATTTCTAAAGTTCCAGCTGCTTTGGTTTTCCAAGTGAATCAAGTAGCTTCAGCAGGATCAAGCCCTAGTGCCGGGTAAATGGATAAGATAAAAAAACAAGAGTTTCTCGCAAGAGTCAAGAGGAATTTGACGATTACTTGGGATGAAGAAGATACCAACAACTCGTTAAGTGATTACATTGATAGTTCATATACTTACTTAAATGGATTAGCAGGGTACAAATTATCTTTCGAAGCGAGTAGCCAAGAAGCAGAGTTGTTGTGTGAGCGTGTACGCTATAGCTATAACAATGCTCTTGATGATTTTGAAGAGAACTTTAGCAAGCAACTTTCAGCGTTTATCTTAAATAGTGCTTTACAAACTTCAATTCAAAAAGAAGGTGAAGTTGATGGACAGGATTAGAGAAACCTTTAATGATGGCGTGATGTATTACGGACGCAACAAAGATATTTTAAGCGATAAAAAGAAAATAATCGGAAAAGAGTTTGCTAAAGAAGGCAAGCTCTTTTTTCGTGAGTTGAGCATACGTGATCAAGATTATCGTGTCGCTGATGGTATAGGAAAAGTAGTAGATATGAAGATTAAAACAGTGTATCCACCTTCGTTTAAAAAAGTAGCCAAGCATAATTTGGTCGGGAAAATTGACGGAAGCATTTATGAAGTGTTCAAAGTGGATCATGATTCGAACTATTTATATTTTTATCTGACAAAAGTGGGTGAATGTAGTGGGGAATAAAGAACGTCTGAAAAAGATGAACGATTATCTGATTGATAATATCGAAACTCTGACTAGTTTAGAAGTCTTTGAGGATTCTATAGGAGAAAGCACCTTAAAGAGAATAGAAGATGAAACAGATGGGAAAAACTACTTTATCTATGAAACAGGCGGTTTTTCCAGGAGTCCTAATAAAAACGAACTTAGACAAGTAGTTTTGTTGCGGTTTTATTCTGAAAGAAGAGATGATCTTGACGAAATCTCTTTAGATATCATTGATGAGTTAGAGGGGAGCCTTTACGAGTTTCAGTATTCTAACAAGAATTCCATCCAATTGGGTAAAGAAGATAAATACGTAGATGAGATAGAATTTTTTTTCTTAAGGAAGTTGATGCGTAATGGGTGCTGAATTTAATGCTGCTACCAGCTGGAGTGTTGACTTTGTAGAGCTTGATAAATTGATCAAAAACATGCAGCAAATTCCAGACGAATCGGAAACAGTAATAAACAATACATTGAAAAATACCAGCGGGAAGCGAACCGTAAAAACAATAATTCAAGGGATGCCTTTATCTGGTGTCATAAACAGGATCACTACGAAGAGACATGCAGCACAAAGCCAATCGTTGAATATTACACATGAAAACTTAGGGTTCATAATCAGACCTAAAAAGAACTTCGAGTATTTAAAGTATCCGGATCTAGGTATCGGAACGTCAATCAAAAAATCACCACAAGAGTTTATGAGAAAAGGTATGGAACAAGAAGTTCCTGAGATAACTGATGATCTAAATCAAGAATTACTTAAGATGATTAATAAAAAGCTAGGAGGAAAATAGATGCCAACAAAAATTGAAACATTCTATCCTGTAGATATTAATAACGTGGCAGCAAAATTCAAAAATGGCGCGCAAGCTATTGCTTTTGGATGTACAGGTGTTTTATCAGGTGAAACAGAAATGAGAGTTATTGCTGCCAAATGTGGAGGAGTGACGTTAGAGGAAGTAAGCAAGCCAGTTAGGATGACAGTCACTATTACTGCGTATGTAAAAATGGAAGTCTATCGCCGCTTTTTTGGTCTGTCTAATGATGGTCTGAAGCCAGGAGTATATTCATATGGCTTAGGAAGTAAGGGAGAAGAATTCACACTAACCGCTGATGTTATTGATGAATTCAAAGATTTAACCAAGGTGGTCGCATTTCCTAAGACTATTTCAGCAACCGGCTTAACTTTTACCATTGATAAATCACAAGATGAAGTAGCAATGATGGAATTACAGTGTACCGCGATGCCGGATTCAGCTGCTCAATTTTATTATGAAGGGTTTGCTGATGAAATTGACGATGAAGAGATTTTAAAGGATTGGCGAACAAACTTCAATTATGATTTGGTGAAAAAAGAAGAAACTCCCTGATAGCGCCCAGATGGGCAAAGTGGGGTATATCGTTGCAAATTAAGGAGGATAATCATGGCTGCAAAAAAGAAAAATGAAGTTGAAGAAATCGAAGAAACGAAAAGTGATGTCATCGAAGCAGAACCAGCTCAGTTGAAAGAACAATTGCAACTTATCCCATTATGGGAAAAAGGTGATGCTATTACTGCAGAAAAACTGAATGAAACTGTTACTGCTTTAAACAAACTGATTGAAGAGTACAACTCACGAGTGGAAGCTTAGGCTTGCGCTTTTTTTGTATGGAGGGTAAACAATGAGAACAATTACGTTAAATGATGGAGAAGAAGTAACAGTTAATCCTAAAGTAAATGCTTTATTGCTGAAAAACCTTCGCGACAAAGAAGGATTCAAGACAAAATTGTTAATAAACTCCTTTGTAAAGAAAGAGGATATCGACGAGTTTGTTTTAATTGATAGTGTTTTTATTGCCTATAGACAAGCAAATCCCAAGGGTTTGGCTTATGAGGATTTCTTAGAAAAATACGAATTCGATTTTGAAGAAGCGGCAGAAATATTTTCAGCTGTTATAAGCAAAAAGGGGAAGCAAGAATTTGCAAAAGCTTTTAAGGCGAAAACAAATAAAAAAAAGCGTTAGGATTTTCGGCGCCAGATATCAAGATTGAGGACATAGAGGACTTGTATAGTCTCTATGTCTTTATTTTTGAGATTCCTGAACAAGACTTTTGGGAATTGCCCTTAAGTTCTGTACATGAAATAGCACTTAATAAACTGGCGTACGAGGCTTGGAAAATTTCTGAGGAGGAAAGGAGGAATAAACAGAGTGGGTAAGAATCAAAATGAAACTTCAGTTACTTTTAAGGTCTTCAATAAACAGTTTAAAGATGGACTGAAAGAAAATGAAGAAGCCGGAAAAAAACTGAGGCAGGAGTTTAAGCTTGAGCAAGAACAAATGAAGCTAACTGGTTCTCAAAGCCAAAAATATGCAGGTGAGTTATCCAACTTACAAAAACAATATGACTTGGCTAGTCAGAAGACGGAAGCAACAAGAAAAGCCTTGGATGAAGCTAAAGGCTTGTACGGTGAGAATTCTCAAGCTGTTGCAACTATGGAGAAAAGTCTTCGCTCGGCTCAAATTAGCGAGCAACAAATTGCGAATAAGATAGAAATAACCAGTCAGAAGCTTGAAGCCGCAAAGAAGGCAGAATCTGATAGAGCAAAACAATTGGATAGCCTAAAGTCTGAGCAAGACAAGCTTCAGTCCTCCTCAGAAAAGCTCACTAAAGAATATGAACTACAAAAAGCTGAATTAGGAGAGAATGCTAAAGCAACAGATAAAGCGAAATTGCACAATCAGTACCTAGCTGATCAAATGAAAAATAGCGCACAACAGGTTGAAAATCTAGAACAACAACTTGCTTTAGCGAAGAATCAATTTGGCGAAAATTCTTCAGAAGTGGATAAACTTGAGAAAGAACTGCTAGATGCAAAAATTGCTACTACAGAATTCACTAACGAATACAAGAAGGCCACCGATAGTTTTCAAAATTTTAGTGATAAGGCAAAAAATATAGGAAATGGTCTTCAGGATGTCGGTAAAAAATGGACTATGGGAGTTACGGCCCCGATTGTTGCTGGGGCCGGTTTGTCTGTCAAGGCAGCTAGTGACTTTGAAACTGCGTTTGCTGGCGTTAAAAAAACAGTAGATGAACAAGTGGATTCAAACGGCAAAGTGATTGTTTCCTATGCTGATCTTGAGAAAGGCATACGAAATATGGCTAAGGAAATCCCAGCTAGTGCTGCTGAGATTTCTGCAGTAGCTGAATCAGCAGGGCAATTAGGAATCAAGACTCAAAACGTTCTGTCTTTTACTGAAACAATGATAGCAATGGGTGAAGCGACTAACCTTTCTTCTGAGGATGCAGCAGCTGCCCTAGCTCGTTTAGCTAATATCACACAAATGCCACAAGAGAATTTTGACCGCTTAGGTAGTTCTATTGTCGCTTTGGGGAACAACATGGCCACAACCGAAAGTGATATTGTTGAAATGTCCTTGAGGCTTGCTGGTAGTGCGAAACAGGCAAATATGACAGAGGATCAAATTCTTGCTATGGCAGCCGCAATGTCTTCAGTAGGGATAAACGCTGAAGCTGGGGGCGGTTCAATGTCTCGTGTCATGCAGAAAATCCAGACACAAGTCATGTCTAGCGGTGAAGAACTATCGAAATTTGCTCAGATATCTGGCATGTCTTCTGAAGAATTTCAAAAAGCCTGGCGTGATGATGCTTCTGCTGCATTAGTTGAATTTGTCAAAGGTCTTGGCAGGGCAAAAGAATCCGGTGAAGATGTAACCAGTATCTTGAAAGATATGGGTATATCCTCTACTCAAGAGGTCGATACGATGCTACGGTTGAGTGGGGCAGGAGAACTATTAGGTGAAGCTTTAGAAATTTCCGCTGATGGGTGGAAAGAAAATTCTGCACTATCTGAGGAAGCGTCTAAGCGATATGAAACTTTTGAATCTAAAGTACAAATGCTTAAAAATAAGGTCACTGATTTAGGAATAGAATTAGGTGGTCCTCTTCTGGACGCACTTATGGATATGATTGAAGCATTGGACCCAGTATTCAAAATTTTAACCAAAATAGCTGAATCGTTTAGTAATGCGAGTCCAGCAACACAAAAACTAATCATGTCTTTTGTTGCTATTGTTGCTGCGGTTGGTCCCTTGCTTATATTGTTTGGAAAGCTGGCTTTAGCAATAAGTTCGATAGCGGGTTTGTTTGGAGCAGGAGGAGCACTAGCTGGGGCAGGAGCCTTTATTACCGGTACATTAGTTCCAGCACTTGCCGCGTTTGTTTCTGCTATTGTCGGATGGCCTTTAGTGATTGGGGCAGCTGTAACTGCAACAGCAGTTCTGATTTATAAAAACTGGGATAAGATAAAAGTATTCTTTTCAGACCTTGGTACTTGGTTTGGAGAGTTTTTTTCTACTCTTGGATCGACTATAAGTCAAAAATGGTATGAAATCACGACTGGGATATCAAACACAGTATCAAGATGGAAAGATATTGTCTTTGAAAAGGCAAGCGAAGTTTATAGCAGTATTGTTGAAACGTTGACACCCATTAAAGAATGGTTTGTTGAGACATTCAATACTATTAAAGAAATAGTTGCTGAAAAGTTTAATAGCATGGTTTCTGTAGTATCGGAGATTGGTCAATTCTTACTTGATGCGATTATGGTGCCTATCTCGTTTATTCAAACTTTGCTGCAAGCTGCTTGGTTGTTAATACTTGCTGGTGTACAAATCGCTTGGGCAGCATTTCTACAGTTTATTGTTACTCCAGTAAGTGAGGCCTTCACTTTTGTATCTGGCAAATTCCAAGAGCTAGGAGCTTGGCTATCTTCTAAATGGGATGAAATAACTGTTTTTGCTTCAGTCAAATGGAATCTATTCAAAGAGACTGTGATTGCACCTATAGTACAAACCAAAGATGCAGCAATTCAAAAAGTTTCTGAGATGTGGTCAGGGTTAACATCATGGTTTGACAAAACGAAGACAGCAGCAAGCGAAAAATTCAATGAAATAAAGAACTCAGTGTTTGAGAGCATGAGTTCTGCAAAAGATTCAGCAGTAAATACAGCGAGTGAAATTTGGCAAGGAATCAGTGATAAGTTCAGCAATGCTTACTCTGCTACGAAAGAGAAGTTTAACCAGATTAAAGATGCAATTGTAACACCAATCGAAGGTGCACGAGACAGAATAAAGGAAGCCATAGATAATATTGTTTCGTTTTTTAGAAATATCAAGTTTCCCAGATTTAGTTTGAAGACTTCTAGTAAAACCATTATGGGAAAAGAAATCTCTTTTCCTTCTGGAATAGACGTTAAGTGGAATGCCAAGGGGGGTATTTTCAAGAAACCAACAATAATTGGGTCTTATGATGGTGTCTTGCAAGGTGTAGGTGAAGCAGGTGCAGAAGCTGCCGTTCCTCTGAACAATCAGGTTTTAGGCAAGATAGGAGAATCTATTGTTCAGTCGTTATCGCAGTCCCAAATTACAACCCCTTTGCTAGATGGAATTGTAGAGGCGGCACAAACAAAGATGGTAACAAAAAATGAAACAAAAGCTGATCCAATGATGCTGAAGTTTTTAGAAATGATGAATCAATTTATGGATATGATGGCGAGTAGCAAAGATAATTCGCCGCAAATTATCAATCACATTGGGAAGCTTAATACGAATAGCATTTCGGAATATGATCAATTTAATCGAGACATGCAACGTTCTTTTGAGATTGCAGATTCAGGATTTAGGGGGTGATTAATTGAATAGAATAAGTTCTACAGAAGAATGGATGACTATGGAACCGTCATTATACACATTTGATGAAAACATACCTTCATTCACCTATAGAGGAGAGAATTCGTTCAAGAATCACTCATGTTTCATTGATGCCGAACTGGGAGAGGTTCAAGCAGTAAAAGAGGTCGAATCAATTAAACTAGCTGGTAGAAGTGGAAGACTCCACCGAACATTTGGTGATTATGACTCTTTCGAATATCCAATAGAAATCCAGTTAACAGACTTTGACCACTTGGAAGAGGTCAAAAGATGGCTTACTGGATCGGGCAAACTTATTTTATCAATTGATCAAGATAAGTATCGATATGCAACGGTATTAGACAAGGGACAACCGAGGCCTTACTTTAACGAGATGAATAGCTTTTGGAAGTTCACAGTAACTTTTGAATGCGAGCCTTTTAAACGTACATTGAGAAATGAAATAAGAACAATAAACGAGGGCAGTTATTCGATTTATGATCCGGGAATGGTGCCATCATTTCCATATTTCGAATTACAATCTAAAGGGGGCGACATTCGAATTGAGGTGAATGGCCGTTCTTTTGTGTTAAATGGAACTCAAAAAGGAATGGTTATTTTGGATTGCCAAAAGAAAATAGCAATACAAAACAATCAATTTGTCAGAACCGAAGGGATATTTCCATACTCTGAGAATGTGGATACCTATGTTAACCAAACTGGAGTAAACTTGTGGAAATTTTCAGGCATTGAATCATCTTTAATGGAAGCGAGGTGTTTGTGGTTATGAGCTTAAGAGACGTGAGCATTTACGATGAAAATGAGACAGACTTTTCTCATAACGGAATCATACTCCAAGATTTTGAAGATGAGCCGCTTATAAATAGAGTGTTAAATGGTCGATTCATGTTGAGTGGTGTCTATTCAATTGATGGTGACCACGCAAAGCTAATTAAGTCTAAAGCCATTCTAAAAGCTTACTGCCCAGATGGTACTTGGCAACTATTTCGAATTAATCAGATTCCAACCAAGACCCTAACCACTATATCGTTTGTAGCAAACCATATAGGATTTGATGCGAATCGAAACTTTGTAGAGAATATGTTTGTCTCACAAGGAACTGTTGACGAAATCATGAAAAAAATTCAAAGCTCTTTAGTTTTTAAGCAGCGGTTCACATACAGTGGTGTTATGGAAGGCAAGCACCAATTTACTATTAAACAGAACTATCCAGTAGATGCCTTGATCGGATCGAATAATAATGCTCAAAACTTTGCTAGTGTGTCCGGAGGAGAGCTGGATATGGATAATTTTAATTTAGTAATGAGAGAAAGACTTGGAACTGATAAAGGTTACACCATTGATATGGGATTAAATCTAGATTCAATTGAAGAAACCATAAGTGATGCTATTTGTCCGAATTGTCTGTATCTAATAGGTGCTACAGAAGAAGGTGATTACGATGCCGATAGAGATGAAGTTATAGCTGCTTACATTGAGACAACAGAGTATAAGGTGACTGATGAAAATCGAGTTATCGGAAAATATACGAATTCTCAATGCCAAACGAAACAAGAATTAATTGATTGGGCAAAAAATGATTTATTTGGCAAGCAACAGGTCCATATTCCTAAAGTCAGTCATAAAGTGAGTATAGTTGATTTAGCTTCAACCGAGGAGTATTCCATGTATAAGGATTTGTTTACTCTCCAACTAGGTGATTCGCTGCATGGCAAGCTTCAAAAGCAAGATATCACTATTGAAGAACGAATGATCGAATACAATTATTACCCGAGGTTGGGAATGTATAAGGACCTTATCTTAGGGAATGATCCTGGCATGTATACCAGAACAATTAAAGAAGTAGTCCAGGAGACGAGAGATAAAATCGAGGAAACACATAGTGAACTTCATGATGATCTGCTAAATGCTTCAAAAGTTATTACAGGAAATGATGGCGGACACGTTGTCCATTGGCCAAAGAATAGACCTTCAGATATCTTGATTATGGATAACGAAGATGTAGAAAAGGCCAAGCATGTTCTGAGAATGAATAAGTCGGGAATTGGTTTTTCAAAAAGTGGTTGGAAAGGCCCTTTTACAACAGCATGGACAATTGATAGTACATTTTATGCTGATTTTATACGTGCTGGAATCCTTCGTGCGATAGATATTATCGGTGTCAATATAACTGGATCAACTATTAAGGGGACGGACATCTACGGTTCAACGTTCGAGACAATAAATCCGAATGGAACCAAAATTAAGATAGAAAATGGAACAGTTAGATTTCTTTCCGCCGATGACAAGCAGCTTGCTACCATCAATTTATTAACTAACGGTGGCAATCCAATTCTGCATTTCCAATTTAACAATAATGGAACTGCCGAAACGTTTCATATTAACAAAGATAGTATCATGCTAAAGCATAGTAAGAAAATACAGTTAATCGCACCAGACATTGAACTAGATGGCAATGTGAACGTTACTCAGGATTTGAAAATTAAGAATGAGCAGGTATTCCCAGGACAGGGTGGAGGAGGTAGCGGTTCATGGAATGGCGAATTTCCTCCAGAAGTAACAGATGAAAGAGATAAAAGATATTGGATAATCTGGGCGAGCGCGATTGCTGCAGGGTGTACTCAAGAAGCGGCTGCAGCCTTATGCGGAAATGCACAGGGAGAGTCAGATGCACGACCGACTGCTGATGAAAGTGGAGGGACACCGGGCTTCGGATATGGCCTTTTCCAATGGACTTTAAAAGGTACTGTTGGACGAGATTATATGATTTCACTTATGCAAAAAGCAGGAATTACAGATGATCCAGATACCAGTGTGGCTCAAATGAAATTATTATTCTGGCACGGTCCAAACGGACAATGGATAGCAAGCTCTGCTTATCCATATTCTTGGGCTGAATTTCTTAAAATGACAGATATTGCTACGGCAACTACTGCATTTGAAAAGAACTTTGAACGTCCATTGAATTCACATCCAGAAAGAATTGATTACGCTAATCATTGGTATAACAAGTTTAAAAATTTAAAAATCCCTTCTGGTGGTGGAGATGTCCTGGATACAGCTAAAAGCTTGCTGGACTATTTCAATTATTCAATGCCATTAAGAACACAATTTGGCTCAGTAGAGAATCCAGATCGCAATGGATATGCTGACTGCTCTTCTTTTGTATGGTTAGTTTTAACAAAAGCCGGCTATCGTACGCCACCAGGTGTTGGATGGTATACCGGATCAATGACTAGTGATGCAAGAGGTCCTAAAAATTGGCTCACAGAAATAGCACAAAGTGAAGCAAAAGCCGGTGATGTTCTGATAGTGAATCAAGGAGGTGGTGCCGGTGCAAATGGACACACAGCAATACTTGCTGAAGACTGGCATGGGTATACCACTTCCATTATAGAAATGGGTGGTTCTCAAGTTGGCGGTGTTGGTATTGGTCGAGTGGATCAATCATTCGGCTGGCTATTAAATGGAGGCGATGTCTGTCTGGCTAGAGCATTAAAATAGGTGGTGATTATTTGATTGATAAAAAAGGAATAAATCGTATGAAACAGCTTTTAAATCAAACCGTCGGCAATAGACAGTGTTACGCTTTGGCAGCAGAGTACGCTGGAGTAATGATTGGTCCCGATTTAGGAGCTGGAACAAAGTATGAGATAAAAGTACGCAATGGAAATGTCTTTTCCGCGGCTGACATTGGGACTGCATATAATTGGAACTTGTATTTATGGGAAGTTATTGAGAATCCCCTTTATGATCAGTTAAAGGTTGGGGCTATAATTAACTGGCGGCGAGGAGCCAAAGTAAGTGAATTTTTAAGAGCTCATAAGAACTTCGGTCATACTGGAGTGATTAGCGGGTTAGAAAACGGAAAAATACAAACGTACGAACAAAATGGTGAATCCGGTGAAATAGTCTCGCAATATGAGCGTGAATTCTATGGTTCTGAACACATTGCTTCTATTTGTATTCCTCCAGATTTTGAAAAGGATGTGATGCTATAATGGCAAAATGGAACGTTACTTTGAGCACGACTGAGCCTTTTAACCATATTGGAATTATCCAGGTCCGTCAGGGAAACCGAAATAGTGAAATTATGGAAGCGACAATAGTAGAGAACGGGAAGCCTTATGACCTTACTCAATGCGATGCATATATTGAATCAATTATTGGTGGCTATGCTGTACAACGTTCCTGCGAAATCGTTGATGCTGGGAACGGAAAAATTCGCTATACGTTCGATGAATATACAATGCAAAAATTACACAAGCAGACAGCTAACATAATTATTATCAAAGGAGAAGACTTGGTTGCAACTACACAAGACTTCTCCTATTTTGTTGTCAAAGCCGTTTCAAAGACGGAAGCCGAGATGGGCTCGTATTGGCAGACAATTGAGGATTTAATTGCTGATATGACAGCTTTCATTAATGCTGGAAAAGGTGATTTCAATGATTGGATGGCGGCAAGGAAAGAAGAATTCGAATCTTGGCGAAAAAATCAACAAGATACATTCGAGTCTTGGCGTGATGGTCAAGAATCAGAATACTTAGCGTGGTTTGAATCAATCAAATCTGTACTAGCCGAGATCGATCCAGGTGGCACCCTTTTGCTGGAATTGATGGATGCGCGTGTTGACATTCAAGGTGTTCGGCACAATTCCATTGGCGATCGGCTTTTAGCTGATTTTGAGTATTTGTACCAAAGGCTGCAAGCTAGGCTGTTCACCATTGATTATGGTGAAGTAGAATTTCTGAGTATTTTACAAGACGATAACTTTTCTTCAAATCATGAGGTTGAGAAGGTCGGAACTGTGGATAATTTAAACGAAGAGGGTGCTTTAATTATAGCAACGGTGGATGATGCTAAACAAAACACTTTCACCATAGAAAAGGTAGGTGTGATCGATGGTTAAAATCAAACGGATGATGGAAACGGATGATAACGGTGTCCAATGGCAATTTATGCCGATCACACATGTAAGTGCCATTCTAGGTTTAGATAAACTAATTTCTGGTGAAACAAAGGTTCTTTCTGTCAATGGGAAAATTGGAGCTGTTGTTATCACCAAATCGGATTTGGGTTTAGAAAATGCAATAACTGAGTTGCCTTACGCATCTGAGACTACTGACGGTATTTTAACAGCGGAATTGTATCAAAAACTACTGAATTCAGGAGAGTGTGATTATATTTTGCCAATCGCCACGGTAGACAAGCTTGGGGGCATAAGGATTGGCGAACTGTTGACTATTGACGCTACTGGAAAAGTATCAGCTTTAAAACAGACTGATTTCAATTTCACTCAGGAACTAAAAAGTAAATTAGAGTCGCTTAAGAATTTGACGGCAGGCACCAATATTTCAATAAGTGATGAAGGTGTAATTAGTGCCTTGGTCGAAAGTAGTACGGACTATCAATTGCCAACGGCATCTGCTGAGACAAAAGGCGGAGTGAAGGTTGGCCGTGGATTAACGATAACTGATGAAACATTATCCGCAGACCCTCAGCTTAATTACACCGCAGGCGTTGGGATCTCAATTTCAAACACTGGTGTTATAAGTGCTACAGGAGGCGGCAGCAGTGGTGGAGTAAGTGAGGATTATCTAAATGAAAAATTGGTAGAAATCATTGAAGATGCAAGAGAATATACAGATTCAAAAATTTCGAGTGTATCATTTGAGAAAGTAGGGGAAGTGTAAAATGACAGATATTGTAAAAGTAAAACAGGAAGGTATACAGGTCTTTCCACAAACACATTGGGAAGCATTAGAGGGGAAACCCACACTCTTAAAAGGAGATAAGGGTGATGCAGCGACGATAACCGTCGGTACTGTGACCAGTGGTACAACTGCTGCAGTAACCAATGCGGGAACTTCTAGTGCGGCCAGATTCAATTTTATTTTACCTAAAGGAGATAAAGGTGATCCAGGACAAAATGCTACGACTACAACGCCAGCAACTACAACTGCGAATGGTTTAATGGCCGCAGCTGATAAAGTTAAACTGAATGCGATTGAAAGCGGAGCTCAAAAAAATCCATCTGCCGCAACTCAAACCACTGCAGGATTAATGTCAGCAGCCGATAAAAAGAAACTGGATGGATTATCAAATTCAGGTATTACTTTTGAAAAGGTAGGTGAAGTGTAATGGTAGACGTGTATCAACTTAAAGAAAAAGGCGAACCTAAATATATGAAAACTCATGCCGATGCAATTGACGGTATTACTGGGAAACTAGTTAAGGCTACTGGAAATGAAACAGTCAAAGGTGTTAAGAACTTCGAAGATGGAATACAAGTCAAAGGTAAAACCATCAGTGAAAAATCATTAAGAGCGAAAGTTAGCAAACGAATTAGTACAGAAAACAGCGATATTCAATCCGGATCAATGGATTTTTATCGTGAGGGGACTGGTGTTACATTTTCATGTTCATTTCAGCTAAAGAAAGTATGGTATAAAGACACTCGCTTGATTACAAATATTGGTACTGAATATCAACCAGACATAACTATGCGTGTCCTGGTAGTTAGCACCAAAGGAGAAATGATTTATTTTACCCCTGCTGGAGAAATGACGGCAGGTTCTGATTTTCAGGCAGGTACTTGGATCACTGCGTCATGCCATTGGCCAGCCAAAAATGCTTAGGAGGAATAAGAAATGAAAACAATTTATAAGGTACTTTATCCATTAGGCTTTGAAATCCATGAGGTAGCAAATGACTTCCCAACAGTTTTACCGTTTGTTGAAGTTGAACCATTGACCGGACTAGTCAATGACCAATCACAATTTTTCAACTTTGAAGCTGGAAAGTGGGAAGAAGCAGTAACGCAAGATTATTCTAAAAAACTTGCGTTACTTGAGAATCTAGCAGTTGGTTTAGAGGTAGACAATAAACAACTTAAAGAATCAAATGAAGCATTGACAAGTAAGACTGATTCGATGGCGAAATTAAACGGTAAATTGATGCTGAATGACGTGGCTATCAATAAAGAAATCGAAGAGCTTAAAACTCAAATCGGAGGTGCTGCATAATGTTTACCTACACTGATGTAAAGATGATGTTTGATTGGGGCTGCTTTAATGTGAAGCAGGTGAGAGAATTCGTTCCAGAATGTATTACTGAAACACAGTTTGAAAAGATTACCGGAGAGCCATTTTAGGCTCTCTTTTATTTTGGAAAGGAGTTAATGATTTTGGAAAAATATTTGAATAGTATCTCAATTGTTTTCGGGCTAGTAGGAGGATTTGCGGTTAGTTGGTTGGGGGGCATGGATACAATTTTGCACACGTTGATGGTTGTAGTAGTTGTTGACTATATCACTGGATTAATGAAGGGCTGGAAGCTGCAGCAAATCAGCAGCCGAGTAGGATTTAATGGATTATTGAAAAAAATTCTAATTTTTATTGTTGTAGGTGTTGCAGTAGAACTTGAAAAAATATTAGGGAATGCTATTCCACTACGAGAAGTGGTAATTATGTTCTATTTGGCAAATGAAGGAATTTCTTTTTTGGAAAATGTGTCAGTATTTATTCCATTACCAGAAAAACTACGTACAGTATTTTTACAAATTAGAGATAAGGGGGAGGAAAAATAATGGACATGAAAAAGGCCAAAGAGCTTTATGAAAAATCAAATGATAAAAATGTTGGATTACAACCTCAGCCTGAACATCCTGAGAAAAAGGAGGAAAAGTAGATGGCTTTGAATATTGAAGCTGGGTTATCAGCAGTTCAAAAATACGTGAACAATAGTTCATATAGCATGTATGGTTCTCGCTACTATACGGATGGTACCTGTGACTGTTCGGGATCGGTTTATTATACTTTGCGTCAAGCTGGTGGGTTTAACTATGGATACATTCCTAGCACAGAAACCCTACATGATTACTTATTAAAGCTTGGTTTTGAATTGATTGCAGAAAATAGCGATTTTCCAATGCAGCGTGGAGATGTGATTATTTGGGGGCGAAAAGGATACTCAGCCGGAGCAGGAGGCCATACAGGAACCGCCTTAGATAATCAAAACTGGATTGAATGCACTGGATGGAAAAATACGACCATTATTGCTAATCATGATCAAAGGTGGGTAATGGCTGGCTGCCCGTACTTTTACGCTTACCGTTTAAAAGGCGCTCAGCCTAGTAATACTAAACCAACACAAAACAATACAAAAAAAGGAGAGATTGAGATGAAATGTTTCTACAAATTAACTGATAAAGGTGACACAATTTACTACTTTGACGGGCAAGCAATTCGACCACTAAACCATCCTGATGAAAAACACATTTTGAATGAGATTTACAAAGCTAATAATGGGAAAGAAATGCCTTACTTTGAATGGCAAGAGAAAAAAGGCCCTTGGAATGTTCGCTTAGCTGAAGCTATTAAACGTAAACCTATTTAAGATAAGTTAAGCCCTAGCCTTGATCGGCTGGGGCTTTTTTTGCTGCTCTAATAGATGCATTGTCTTTGTAAAAGTTTATGCCTTCTTCACTAATGATATTTTCGCGTCCAATGTGCATTATGGTATCTGGGTGAAACCAATCTGGATGGAGTTTAAACATCTGGTTTAGGTAGTTTGGCTTTTTACCTAGCTTTATACTTGCATCCTTAAACGTATACAGTTCTTTACGAAGTACAGTAAGATTGTATTTCATTAGGTTTTATTCTCCTTTCTATCTATTGTGAGCACATAAAGTGTATTTACGATAATGGAGAACGTCCCCCAACTACTTGATGCCACATCAGTTATTAAAGCAATAACCGTCACAACGTTGAATAGTAAAAGGAAAATCAAAGGTAATTTCTTTTTCATAATAAGCATGATAAAATGTAGATGAAAGGGGAGGTAACCTCCCCTTAAAGGTTAGTCGTTTTTGTCTTTTTCTAAGAGTTTCTTCAATAGGTGAGCGCCTGTTAAAACTCCTACGACAATTTCGACTGCCTTTTTTAAATCATCTAATTTCATCATTTCCACCTCCCTTGCCTTTCTATATTTATATTATATACTCTAGGATATATAAAGTCAATAGGATTTTGCTGTTACATCAAGCTTTTTACAAAAAAAAGCCCTCACTATTGAGGGCAAGCAATTAAAGACTTCGATTATCATTGCGTAAATAATCTACTTTCGCTTGTTCTATTGGGATGACAAAAAAATCATACATTCTTAATGCAAGCTCTTCATCACAACAAGAGATTTCCAATAGTAATTTCTTTTCATTAAATACTTGCACAATTTTTGGTAAGGGCATGACTACGTTCATTACATATCCTCCTTTCAATAAGAAGATACGCAAAAATCAGATAATTATTTTTCTGTTTTCCATTCTAAAGCCATAAATGTTCTGAGATTCAGCTCCGCTTAAATACATTAGTGCTAATTTTTTATTTTTCATCAAGGTCGTAAGAAATTCTTTCATTGTCAGGTTTGGTTTCTTATTTTCACGATACAAAACTAAGTTGTTAGTAGAATCAATGCGAATCCCTGTAAAAGCGAGTAGCTGGGAATTATGCATATAGAAAATTCCTTCCGGATCGTTATCAGATGCGTTTGTTGATAAGGCGGTGAGCATATCAGCTGATTTCATGCAAAAACCTTCTCTCGATTTTGAATAGTTTCTACATCAATCATAAGCTGGGTTTGTCCGTTAATGCAATATCTTTGCACGATGAACTGATTTCTTTTGTTGTAATAGCCTGCAATCGTAACCTTCATTCCTTCTGAGGCATCAGCAAAAAAGTTGAGTGAGTTTCTAGCAATCAAGCAGTTAACATTATCTAACTTAAAGAAAATCAGCGAAGGGGTCATGTTGACTATTTTGATTTTCGTTACAGTTCCTGTTAATGATTTCATATGTGAACAACTCCTCAATATAGTATTTTTTATCGTGATATCCTAGTGCTTTTGATATGTAAAACTTAAAGCAATTTTCACCGATTGTATAAATCGAATTAGGTCCGAAATTCCACAGTTCTTCCTTTAGCTCTTCAAAAGAAATCAATCCGAATTCATACATTCTGACAAAATTCATGACAAATTACTCCACTTTGAAAACGGAACAATTTGTATATTCCTTATTTCATCGTAATTAATCTTATGTCCGGAGATAAATAGACCCAGTTCATCGCCACCTTCAATGATTCCAATTATGTCATCTGGGAATCTACCCTGCAGGTCCCGCTCCTCTTTTTGAATTGAAACAATTTGCTGCCTGATAATAGCTTGATTTATTATTTCTTTGATTTCATGACTTTCCATTGATGGCTTGGATGGATTAAATTTAGCAGCTATAGTCTTTTCTTTGTTAATTAATTCAGTATGATCGGATAAATAAAAACCAAGCCATTTCAGCAAACCTCTGTCTTGATAATCAGGTTCATTCATAATTCATCATACCTCCATTGCCTCCAGCATGGCCTCCAACCAAGGTGGATCTTTTTATACTTCTAGCACCTTCCACAAGTGAAGAAGCACGCACGATAGAAGTAAAGCCATACTTTTCTCTTATTTTATCAATGATCAAATCTAGGTTTTCTTGTTCAATTTGTTTCTCTTGGTCTGTGAACAAATCAAGCTGCAACGCATCAGTGTATACTAGTTTTGAGTAAGAAACGCCAACATGACGAACTTCCTGGCCTTCGTAGTATTTTCTAAATAAATGTAAGCAATAATGCTGTAGAGTTCGTGTATCATTTGAAGCTGGTATCTTCATCTGGTGTGAGAAGCCATTTCTTGTTTCAGCAATTGATGTTCCTATAGAGAGATGTACGCATTCTGTTTTACAGGATTGCTGCCGAATACGAGAGGCGACTTGTTCAGCCATTTCTTTAACAACTATTTCGATTTCTGTGACATCTGTATAATCCTTTGGTAATACTTGAGAGTTCCCGTAAGATTTCTCTTTGGTTTTTGGAGGGGGTTCTGATATATCTGTTCGATCTATTCCATTTGCGTGGTACCAGAGTTGCAGCCCAATTACTCCCATACTTTCCTTAAGCAAATAAGGATTGTAATGAGCCAAGTCACCAATGGTTCTCAGCCCACGTCTTTTGAACTTTTCTGCAGTCTTTCTACCGATGCCCCAAAAATCCGTAAAATTATCGATACTCCAAACTTTAGTTTGAACATCTTTATACGTCCACTCAGCGATGAAATTATAATTGTGCTTTGATTCAATATCTAAAGCTAATTTAGCTAAAAGCGGATTATCCCCGATGCCGATGGTACAAAATAAACCAGTTTCCCTGAATATGCGTTCTTGAATAAGTGAGGCGAATTCATGTCTTCGATCACTCCTGGATTCAGAGGTAGTAAAAAGACTCAGAGACTTCGTGACTTTTAAAATAGATTCATCAATAGAATAGATTAGCAAATCTTCGTCAGCTACAAATTCTTTGAAAATGTTGTTAATCTTGATATTTTCTTTGATGTACAAATTCATGCGTGGTGGCGCAATAATAAGACTATCGGGATACGGATGGGGCAAATCTCTCGGCCTTGAAACATTCGTTATTCCATATTTCTTTTTTGCAGCCGGACTTGAGGCCAGTATTAACCCATGACCAGTATTATCAGCCCTAGACATCACTACCAATTCAGTTGTTAATGGATCAAGGCCTCTAGCCACACATTCCACAGAAGCGTAAAATGATTTCATGTCAATTAGAAAATAGTCATTTAAGGGCTCCTTTGTATAATCAATCATAATGATCAACCTCCCCAGGTTACCATCATTATACAAACATACGTTCCCTTTTGTAAAGAGTGAACTCCCAATTGGTGGTATAAAGTTTATGACGTGATATTTAACTAGCATTCTGAATGCCAAATTGAATGCCATATGATTCGTATTAGCGAAAAGTAGAGAAAATAAAAAAGGAGTAAAAACCCTATATAACAAGGTTTTTGCTCCTTACGAAAACTACCGAAAACTATTAATGGAGACGGCGGGAGTCGAACCCGCGTCCAAACATATTGACTACTCAAAAATCTACGCTCATAGTCATACTATTTAAAATTCGCGTTGCCTTCTGCCGCATGACAGGCCGCAGACATTGCTAGTCTGATGCTCTCTTTTTTAACTTACAGACGGAAAGTTAAAACGTATCCCACTAATTTTGAGACCCTTACCCGAGCACATGGGCGATACCGGGAGGATCTACGCTAACTGTTTTTAGGCAGCTAAAGCGTAAGAGTTGTTATTGTTTTTAGCAGTTATATTTAACTGTAACGTTTTTACGTAGACGTAACCTACGAAGCGCAATTCGGGCTCAAACTATGCCTGTCGAATCCGTAACGTCCCCTTTATTGAATTTTACTGCAAAAATGAGTATACCATTTTTACAGTAAAAAAGCAAAAAGGGATCCTCAAGT